GCGGCGAGCGCGGCCTTGAGCTCATCAACGGACATGTTCTCGAAGTCCATCATCTGCTCCTGTTCGCTTAAAGTGACCCGATCAATCTTGGAATGAGACTGAGCAGGGCGGGGGGTTAGGGTGACAGCGAGGAGCTGAGCATCGCCCACCTTCTCACCACCATCACGTGTGAAGATTTCGCCGTGTAGATACTCAGGGGAGCTCCACAGAACTCCACCCGCGTCTTGGACTACCTTGAGGCCTCGCTCGTTATAAGCAGGGATGGCGTAAAGCCCATCCTCTCTGAGCTCAAGCTCAACGATCATGCCTAAGGCGTTCCCGCTCTCAGGTGGTGCAGGTGTCCCACCTTGAAAGGGTGATGTGGCGTGTTGCCAATCAATGATAACAGGGTCAGCCTCACGGCGCTCACGGTAAACCCTGACCATCTCCTCAAGGAGCTCCTTAGAGATTGGCGCGCCAATGGCCTCACCACTCATCCGTGAGCTCACTTGACCAAGCGCCAAGGTCTTGAAGGGCTTCCCAATGGTCAGACCCTCAGGGACATCATAAGAGGGAACAGCGCTGAGCTGTACGGCCTCGCCATAAGCCCTCAAGGTTGCTTTCTTATCTGCGGCGTTCATTTGGTTAACCACCTTTCGGGCCCATGAATAGCCAGCATCACCGCCCCATCCGTCCCACGCTTGGCGGCCCTTGCCGTAGGACTCCCAGGTTGAGCCCTCCTTATCGACCTCATGGCGGTTGAAGTAAGCAAGCATCCTGCGCACAGTCTCAGGGCTTAGGTTCTTACCCGCTATGAGGTCACGAGCGCGGGCGATACCTACAGGTGTCATCCCTCGCTGACTCTGTGGCTTCTGTGCTCGCCTTCTAAGCGCGCGCTCAGCTGCCTTACGAGCTCCCTCAGGCGGCTTGAAGCTGATGTGGCTATACTTCTGAGGAGCCATGAGCTCAGCCTTGGCTTCAGTCTTTTGAGGGTGGCCGCTTGGGAGCAGGTCCAAGTCACCTGTGTAAGCTTCCTTACGCTGACCTGTACCCACTAGCTTGAGGAAGGCCTTGACCCTCCCATATGCCCATTGATTCCTAGTCATCCCTGGGCGGTGGCTAACGCTAAAAGCACCCGCGCCACGTCTAAACACAGCCTTGAGTGAGCCTAGGTCAACTTTCTTAGACTTGGCCTTATAGCGGTCATTATGCTTGTCAGCCATGCCTTGGAGCGCTCGCGCCACGCTCTCAGAGATCTCAATCCCACCGCGCTTGCCTGAGGCTGAGCCCTTAGGGTTGGTTTTAGATCCCTTGATTTGATCACGCTTAGGCGCTGGCGTTTGGGCCTTGGTCCTAGCCATTCTTACGCCTCCTGATAGCCGCCTCAGCGAGCGCAGCCACGCCACCGCCTGAGCTAGCGGCGCTGACGGTTCTCTCTAGCGCTGATCGCTGTGCTTCCTCTGGTAGGTCGCCAGCTCCTAGTCGCTCCCTGATGGCGCGCTCGAGCTCGTTGTCGGGCGTGAGCAGCCCTGAGGTGACGAGCTGTGGAAGCATGGCCAAAGACTCTGCCAGATCGTCTGTGTCTAGTCCTGTGTGGACTAGCCTTGGAAGCTTGGAGGGGTCTACAGGTCCATAGTTCCATCTGATCAACCTCCCAATAGTGCCACCGCCACGGCGGTCAACGCCTGAGATGGCTGAAGCTACAATGTCACAGAGATTGATAGCAGCACGCCTGAACACGATTAGGTGCACCTCACCAACGGAGCGCGCTCCTGTGTTAGTTATGCCTAGATTGGCGAACTGAGTTAGGAAGGCTTGGCTGATTTGGTTGTCACACTCACGGATGATGTCCAATGGACCCTGAGCGTAAAGGTTAGGCGTGGCGGCGTATTGGTCAAAGCTCACCACAGGATTGTCAATCAAGTAGCTTTGCTCAGCTGCTAGGAACGCCTGAGCTTGAGCCTCAGCCTCATCAATCATGGCGTTAATGTCTGAATCAGTTAAGCCTTGGAGCTCCGCCACAGACCTGTCCACCTTGACCCTTGGTGTGGGGACCGCCCAGCGGTCAACACCAACACACATGAGGTTTGACACCTTCTGTTTGGTACGCCACCACCACCACACAGGGCGCAACATACCAGAGCCCTCAAAATTAGAGCCTGTGCGATTGAGCGTGAGGAGAAGGAGCTTGTTTGATGGGATAGGCTCAGGGACCTTACCCACGCCCACCACATGCTGTAGCACCCCATCAAGCTGTTGGTTGTCACGGCTCAACCACCTCAAGTGAGCGCTTGGCTCACGGTCAGCGTAAAGGTCAAGCCAAACCTTCACCTTGCCCTGGTAGTCAGGCCCAACCTTGTAGACCTCCTCAGCGTAGCGATAGCCAAGGGGCACGAACTCAAGGAGGTAGCTGAGCTGCTCCTCAAATGAGGTGGCCATCTGCCCAGCGTAGCCGTCAAAGCCAAACGCCTCATTTCCAAAGCGGGCGAGCTCCTCACAGATTGGGTCACCCTCCATCGCTGACTCAAAGCGCCAAGTAGCGCTGAGGAGGGTTTGGCGTAGCATGTGCCAAGAGCGCCTGACCACAGGGTCAGTCCTCAACATGTCCTCAGCCTCCCTCACCCAATTGAGCCCTGTGAGTGAAGAGTTGCGCTCATAGCCTGAGATCATCCCGCCACTAAGCTGTGTTCCTGTGATACCTCTCACAGAAAAACGAGGGTGGAGCGCTCGCATGTGGCGCGGCGCTTCCTCTTGGTCAGCTTGATAGTCTAGCTTTCTCATGAAGCCTCTGAGATGTCAGGCGGTTCTATCCTCCATCAATCGTCAAGCTTCTCCATCACGTCAGCTTTAGTGTCAGCATACGGCGCTGATTTGTCAAGCCTTGTCTGTGGCCATGCACCCTGAGCTTTAAAGATGCTCAAGTCAAGCTCACCCTCATCTGTGCATGTGGCCTTGTATCGCCCCATGTAGAGGTGGGGCTTGTCAGTCTCTACCCAAGTCAAACACCTGAGGCAGTAGATATATTTCTCTAAATAGGTGGTCACTTCCTATTTATCTTCGTAGCGGCTGAGCTCCCTAGTGAGATACCACAGCGCCTTCTGTAGGTCCTCACGCGCGTCACCCTTATGACCTGCGCGGGCTACGTACTTGATGACATTACCTAGACAAAACCCAAGGCCCCACGCCTCAACAGCGTCAATCACCTCCACCCCACTCTGGGCGTGATAGTGTGAGGGGTGGTCAACGGCTGAAGTGAGCTCATCAGCTGTCAGGTCTACCCTGCTGAGGTAGCGCTCTTGAATGTCAAGCTCACCCTCGCTCATTGATCTGCTTTCGGAGAGCATCAACCTCGCCCTGTAGCTTGAGGAGCTCATCATGGTAGTCATCCAATCGCCCAATGATGTCCTCCTGCTCTTGGCGCTCAAGGTCAAAGCGCTTGTTGGTGAACTGCCACAGCATATACATGAGGCCCACAGTAACAACAGCCACAAGGTTAGAAGGGTCAAGGACCTTCTCAATCAGGCTAGGTGGGAGGGCGGTTGGGTCAGCCATTAGAAGCTCCTTGAGTTGGTAGTTATGCCAGCCTTACGGTCACGGCTTGGGCGGCGTCTTGGAGTGTACGCGCTACGCTGCACAGCGTCAGCCCAATAATGAAAAATGCAATCATAACGCAGGGCGTCAAGAGGGTCCTCACGTCCATCCTTCTTGGGTTGCTCTTTAGAATCCCACGCATAGCTCAGGAGCGCCTTCCTCAGGCTGTTACCTATGGCGCGCTCGCCCTTGTCCCAAACCTCCTTAGTGATCAGGTAGCGGTTGCGAGCGAGGGCGCGCTTGAGGCGTTGAACACCATTGAGGATGTCCACCCTCACAGGGTCTGTGGTGTGTCTCAGCGTCATACCAAGGCCACCCGCTCCCACCTCCTTTGACATCTCTCTGAAGGCTGAGCGCCCTGTGTGGTCAGACCTAGCCTTACCTGCTTTGTCAGCCACACCGCTATCAAGCCAGATACGCGGCCCAGGAGCTGAGGCTTTATCTGAGCGAGGCCACGCCACCCTCAAGATCATCTCACACAGCTGAGATATGGTGACCTCCTGTGGGTTGATCTCATGGACTATGACGCTCGCCTCACGCTCCTCATCAAACACAATGATCAGGACGCTAGGCTTTCTGAAGCCCCAATCTATGGCCACGCGCGCGGTCATCTCCTCACGATAGGTGAAGTCATCAATCACATGACGTGAGCTGTCGAACTCCTGATAAACCAAGCCTGAGGGAGGCTTAGGCTTATTCATCACCATGGCCTCACGCTCATCCTCAGGTAGGAGCTTAGTGGCTTCAAACCACTCAGCGCTGAGGTTGTTTTGATTTACATAGGAGGTGAAGAGGAGGGGGTGTATGCCAGCAGCCTCAGCCATTTGACACCACCACGCATCAGCCACAGGTAGACCCACCAAGATGAGGGTGGGCGTAGGTCCTGACCTCAAGCGCCCTAAAGCCTTATGTGCTACCTCAGCGCCAAGGGTCTGGCACTCGTCTATGAGTGCCACACCTGAGGTGACGTTGATTCCCTCAAGGGGATTGTGAGAGGCGTCACGCGTCCCAGGTCGATAGTAGGAGCGACAGAGGACCGCTGAGCCTGTATGGTTGTCAGTCCATTTGTGGAGGGTGTGGTTATAGGTCCACCCTCTGGGCGCTAGCCACTTCTCAATCTCAGGCATGAGCACAGAATTATAGCGTGGCGTGGTGTCTGTGATGAGGAGGGAGGTGGTACCTGGTCTGATCTTAGCTACAAACCACAGCGCAAAGATTAAGGAGCTGGTCTTGCCTGATCCCCACCCACAGCGCGCCGCTATGATTTTATCCTTACGCCTGATCCCCATGATGATCTGACGTTGAAGGTCATTGAGGATGAAGTCTTTTGATGCTTCCTCACTCATGGGAGTTCCTAGCTCTGCTTAATTAACTTGATGAGCTCGGCCTGATTGATGCTGAGCTTTAGCTTATGCGCTCGCTTGGTGTAGCCCATGACCACGCCAAGGGCGGCCAGTTCCCTCAAAGCATAGCGGACTGTGGTCCTCCCCACACCCTCCTCAAGATAAGGCTCTACCTGACTGATGAAGGTGGCGGGATCATAAGGCCAATCGAGCACAGCGTTAAGGGGGATGATTTAACCATTTACTTTCATGATGAACTGAGCCCCAACATACATCATCAAGTTTCTGTGAATTACAGGGCAACTCCCAAAAGAGGAGTCAAGTTTTATAAGGATCACATCTTTACGATTTACCACACGGATAACTGGCTAATATCTCATAAAGCTTTGTTTGATAAAGCAACGACTTACCTTCATGATGCACCAACTGAGTCAACTGCACTCCATTTAAAGAATTGTACTATATAGCACAGAGAAATCTAAAAGGATTGCTGCCGCACGTAAGAAACAAGCATCATCAAATGAGAATGTTTCAATGGAACCAAAATGGTTTGAAGTTGATGAAGATTTTATCGTTGCATCAGAATCTCC